ATAACCCCCACCTGGTGGGCACGGGGTACATGGCGCAGCTGCAGTCGCTCCCCGAACCGCTACGCTCGCAGATGCTCTATGGGGACTTTCACGCCGGCATTGGTGAGGACCCCTGGCAGGTTATCCCCACCGAGTGGGTGGAGAAGGCCGTGGCGAGGTGGAAGAAGCCGGATCGCCTGGCCGAGATGAGCGGGATGGGTGTGGACGTCGCCAGGGGCGGGAAGGATAACTCGATCATCGCCCGGCGCCACGACATGTGGTTCGACGAGCCCCTCACCTATCCGGGTAAGGAAACGCCTGACGGCCCCACTGTTGCCGGTCTGACGATTGCTGCGATGCGCGATCGGGCGCCGATCCACATCGACGTCATCGGGGTGGGAGCGTCCCCCTACGACTTTCTGCGCCAGGCACGGCAGCATGTGCTCGGGGTGAACGTCGCCGAAGCCGCCACAGGGCTCGACAAGTCGGGCCGGTTGCGTTTCAAGAACCTGCGCAGTCAGCTGTGGTGGCGGATGCGTGAGGCGTGCGACCCGGCAAACAACACCGGGATTGCCCTTCCCCCTGACAAGCGGCTCATTGCCGACCTGTGCGCGCCCAAGTGGGAGCTGCAGGGCAGTGTGATCTACGTGGAAGGGCGCGAGGACCTGCTGGATCCCCGTCGTCTGGGGCGGTCCCCAGATTGGGCGAGCGCGTACATTCTCGCCCTCATCGACACCCCTAAGGCCCATCTCCTGCCCGGTGCGCTTAACTGCGCGCGGGGCGAATACGATCCCTATGCCACTTTGAGATAGGGAGCGCGGGCATGTGCACAGGTGCTGAATTTCTCGTGTTCGCGCAGTCGGCGGCGGCCGTTGCGGGAACCGCTGCGGCGATCAATTCGATGTCGCAGAAAACGCCCACGCCAATGACGCCCGAGAAGCCTCCCCAGCAGAGCAAGGGGGGCAGCTATGACGCGTTCAAGCGCACCAATGCAGCTGCGGCGATTGGCGCCGGCGGCGGGCAGTCGAGCACGATGCTCACCGGGGTGGGCGGTGTGTCCGACAGCGCCCTGAACCTGGGCAAGAACACGTTGCTCGGTCAATAGCGATGGCTGAACGCACCCGGCGCCAGCTCTTCAACGAGCGGCGATCTGCGCTCATTCAAGAGCGTGAATCGTGGGTTGGGCATTGGCGCGAGATATCGGGTCACCTGCTGCCGCGCAACGGGCGCTTCCTGGTCTCCGATCGCAACCGCGGTGACAAGCGCCACAACACGATCTATGACTCCACGGGCACAAAGGCGCTGCGGATTCTGTCTGCCGGCCTGATGGCGGGCATGACGAGCCCGGCGCGGCCGTGGTTCCGGCTGGCGACACCTGACCCTGACCTGATGGAGTTCGCGCCCGTCAAGCAGTGGATGCACCAGGTCACGGTGCTGATGCGCGACGTGTTTGCCAAGAGCAACACCTATCGCAGCCTGCACACGCTCTACGAGGAGCTGGCGGCGTTTGGCACTGTGGCCGACATTGTGCTGCCCGACTTCCAGAACGTGATTCATCACCACCCGCTGACCATTGGCGAGTACGCGATCGCGACGGACTACAAGGGCGACGTCACCACGCTCTATCGCGAGTTCGACATGACGGTCTCGCAGGTCGTGGGGCAGTTCGTGCGCCAAGCCGATGGGAACATGGACTGGTCGGTGGCCAGCGGGCACGTCAAGTCGCTCTGGGACAGTGGTGCCCTGGACAAGTGGATCACGGTGTGTCACGTCATCGAGCCCCGAAGCGATCGCGATGTGCGCATGCGTGACGCGAAGAACCTGCCCTGGGGGTCGTGCTACTACGAGCTCGCTGGGGAGCAGGACACGGTGCTGCGCGAGTCTGGTTTCAGGCGCTTTCCGGCGGTGTGCCCGCGCTGGGCGGTGTCAGGTGGCGACATCTACGGCCACTCGCCAGGGATGGAGTCGCTGGGCGACATCAAGCAGCTGCAGCACGAGCAGTACCGCAAGGCGCAGGGCATTGACTACCTGACGAAACCGCCGCTGCAGGGCCCCTCGAGCTTGAAGGAGCAGGATGTCAACATGCTCCCGGGCGGGCTGAGCTTCCACGAGATGACCGGCCCGGCCTCGAGCATCAAACCCCTGTGGGAGCCGCGGCTTGACCTGAATCACCTGCTGCTGGACATCCAGGATGTGCGCGAGCGCATCCGCTCGACGTTCTACGCGGACCTGTTCATGATGATCGCGCAGGATCAGCGCAGCAACATAACGGCGCGCGAGATTGCGGAACGGCACGAGGAGAAACTCCTGATGCTCGGGCCCGTGCTTGAGCGCTTGCACAACGAGAACCTGAGTCCGTTGATCGACCTGGCGTTCGACACCATGCTCGCCGCCGGGATTGTGCCCCCTCCCCCCGAGGAGCTGCATGGCATGGACCTGAATGTGCAGTTCATCAGCGTGCTTGCCCAGGCACAGCGCGCGGTGGGTGTGCAATCGGTCGACCGGCTGCTGGGCACCATCGGGAGCATGGCGCAGTTCAAGCCCGACGTGCTCGACAAGCTCGATGCCGACCAGGTGGTGGACGCCTACTCCGAGATGCTCGGGGTAGACCCGAACCTGATCGTCGCCGACGACAAGGTGGCGATCGTGCGTGCGGATCGCGCCAAGCAGCAACAGGCAATGCAGCAGGCCGAGGCGCTACGTGCTGGCGCGCAGACGGCGCGGGATCTCTCGCAGGCCGACACCGGCGGGCAAAACGCGCTCACCGACATCATGAACCAGTTCTCCGGGTATTCGATCCCGGCATAGGGTTGACCATGATCAACATGAAGAGCAGCAAATCCAACGGGACGATGATGACGGATGGGGGCGATAGGCCCGACCAGCCTGCATATCCCTACGGCTTGGAGATTCGCCTCGATGACGAGGGTTTGAAAAAACTCGGTATCAAGACGCCGCCCGCCGTCGGAACACGGATGGATCTGTGCGCGATGGTGACGGTGGTGAGCGCGCGCCAGGAACAAGTGAAAGATGGCACTGACACCTCGGTGAGCCTGCAGATCACGGACATGGACCTCGCGGCAAGTGTCGCGGGGACGGATGCCGCGAAAGTTCTCTTCGGCAAGGAGTGAAGACATGGCAACAGTGACAGTCGACAAGAGCGAGATCGAAGGGGGCGCATTCCTCGCCACCTGGTCCGCAATGGCGCTCACCGATGAGGGCTCACGAGTGGCCTTCGCCGGCGCGAGCGATCGCACGGTGCAGGTGGTTGGAACCTTCGGCACCGGTGGCAGCGTGGAGATCGAGGGGAGCAACGACGGTATCAATTGGGCGCCGCTCACCGATCCCCGGGGCAATTTGCTCATCTTCTCGGGAAGCAAGATCGAGGCTGTCAGCGAGCTCACGCGCTATCTGCGTCCGCGCATCACTGGTGGTGACGGCACCACGGCGTTGACCGTCACCCTCCTCATGAGGAGCACCTGGAAATGAGCGGGAAAACGAATCTCAAGCAGGTCGCGGACGATGTGCGCAATTTCTCCCGCACGATTCGATCGGTACTGGCACTTGCCGAGGCGCTCGACGAGATTGGCAGCATCGAGCAGACCCGGCGGGAGGCAATTCTCGCCGCGGATGTGGCACGCAAAGACGCCGATGTGGCGCTGGCTGAAGCCGACAAGGCCAAGGCGGATCTCGACACGGCGCGTGGCCGAATCAAGACCGCTGAGCTGCAGGCCGTTGAGGTGCGTGAGGCCGCCGAGGCGCAGGCGCTCGACATTGTGGCCGAGGCCAAACGGGATGCGCAGCAGATGTGCACCGAAGGCACGGAGGCTCTTGCTGCTGCTCGTGCCGCTGCTCGTGCCGAGGAGGAGCGTGCCGGGCGGTCGTTGCAGAAGACTGAGGATCTCACCAAGGAGGTCAAGGCTCTCGAAGGAAAGGTTGCCAAGCTGCGTGCGCAGGCCGCCAAGATCCTCAGCTGAGTTGGAGCGATGACCACGGGTCTTGGGGGTGGGTATGCGAGGCAACACCGCCCCTGGGGGGCAGAAGGAAAGCTGTGCGGCAAGCGTGGACGCATCCTGCCAGGAGATGATCGCGTGGTGGCGGCGCCGTAGGGCAAAGGAGGCGATATGTCGAGGACGGCGCGAGAAGGTCATTCAGGCGGTGCTGCAATGGGCCGCCATCGGGGCGCTGGGGGCGACCGTGGCTGGCGTTATTGGCTCAGTCCGTTGGGTGCTGGATCGCCTGTGAGCACACGCGAGCAGGTGCTCATTCACATGCTCGTGGCGGCGGTGATTCTGCCGCTCACGTTCGCCGCGGTGTTCTACCTGTACCCGTCGCCGGCGCTGCTAGTGTGGCACGACACGGCGGGTTTTGTGCCGCCGGCCGCACGGCCAGGTGAGACCGTCACACTGCATCGGCGCTTCACGGTGCTCGATGACGAGACTGTGACGATCTCCAGGATGCTGGTGCGCGACATCGGGGAAGGTCGAACCACGCACGAAATTGGGGCCGTTGTCCAACACTTCTCCGCCGGGGACTACCTCCAGGGAAGAGAGTTCATCGTGCCTGCACTCTCACCGGGTCGCTGGACGCTATACAGCGACTTCATCTACCGCAACGCGATCGGTCGCAAGATTGTGCTGCGCGCGCCGACGGTCGCGCTCGACATTCTGCCGTGAGTTTTGGCCGGCGACGCATGCGGCGCTAGGTGGTGCGCTTGACGCGCGAGACCCCGTTTAGATTGCGTCATGGGCGGTTTCCACATGAACAATTCTGAACAATTCTGAACAATCCCAAGAGGGAATTGAAATGTAGCTATGAGCGAATTTGACCCGCTCGATCTCACCGGCCAGGCGAAGGCCAAGGTGCTCTCGGAGGACGAGGCCCGCATTGCACGGCAGATCGAGCTCGACGACTTCAAGTTCGTCATGGACGACAAGCGGGGGCGGCGCCTGGTGTGGCGGCTCCTGGAAAAGACGGGGGTGTTTCGCAGCTCGTTTACGGGCAACAGCGAGACGTTCTTCCGGGAGGGGGCGCGCAACGTGGGCCTGATGTTGATGGGCCTGATTCACGAAGCCTGCCCTGAGAAGTACACCTTGATG